CATACATTTCTCCTTTAATTAATAATCTAGAATAGCACATAAAAAAAGGGAGTCAAAAGACTCCCTTTTTAGTTATGATTGAGTAAGAAACGTCATAACCATGCGTTCCTAATAAACTTAAAGCTTACGCGCCTGAGCTACCGTACACGCAACGATAGTTGCTGTAGCCAAAGCTGTAACGTTCTCTTGCCTTATAACGCATATTGCCGGTGTCAAAATCACCTTCTAATGCAGTTGTAAGAGGCGCACGTTCAAAATGCTTAAATCCATCTGGGCAGTCAGTTTTAACGTACCACGAATCCGTGTCCGTTAAAAAGTGATTGACTACGTATCCATTTGGAAGCATTCCCATGTTACGCAAAGCATTGATGTCATTGTCTGCTGTTGCTGGACGTAGAGGGGTTTCTAACAATCTGTCAGCGATAAATTGCGAGTTAGGCGGAACTATAAGTTTCATGCCTTGCAACGCAATAATCATACCTCTGTCATCCGTAAACGCAGCAATGTCAATCATTGCCTGTTCAAGTGAAGTTTCATTTAAGTCTGTATAAGTGCTTGGGCGATTGCTTAATGTTCCAGCATTACCCCCTAGAGGGTGAGAACTGTTAATTAAACTTACACCATCGCCGCCAGTATAAGATGACGAAAAAGCGTTATTGAGAGTAGCTGCTCCTTTAACTTGTTTGGTATGTGACATCGAACGCGCAAGCGCTTTCGTGTAACGGGAACCAAGCCTGTCATAGAGGTTATCCTCAACTGCTTCTTCTGTTAGTGCGAATGCCAATGCAATTGTTTGGTGCGTATACCTTGCAGTATAGCCTTCACTTGCATCGTCATAATCAACACCATCACCTTCGTTCTTAACCGGAGCATTCCCAAATCCGACAATGAGCACTTCTTCTTCAAACGCACGATCCGATGATTCGGTGTCGTAGATTTCAGCTGCTTCATTTTCGTAACGGTCATATTCCATTCCAAATAAGGCGTTAAGACCCGGCTCAAGCTCTTTCGCTAATTGCGCTCTGCTTATTGCTGCCATTTCCTATACTCCTTATGCCAACCCTGTGGTTCCTGCTGAAAACAAGGAATTGTTAATAGTAACGAGAACGTTAGTATTAGCGCTGTCTACATCAGAGTTTTCAGGGTCTTGTGAAATTTCAATAGCCTTTATGGGAAGTGTGGCGGTGGTTGCACCAGTGGTCACGTCTAACTCTAAAGCGCTTCTACCGGAGTAGGCGTCTCCTACGGGAGAACTGTCCACAATATCAAAGTTACCAAACAAATCCGCTCTTGGGAAGGCGGCGTCTGCTTGAATTTCACATATTATAAGAGGATCAGTTATCACAAAAGCAGCAATATCACTAGCAGCAGTGCTAGCAGGATATTTGTTGCTCCATGTAGGTTTAGAAGTATTCGGATCAGTATAAAAACACCCGTTAAAAACACCGAGCACGTAGCCTGAGCCACCCGCTGCGATTCTTTCAACATTACCAGCTGTTACCGCAGCTACTATATCACCTTGATAGATAGCAGTGCCGTAACTAGAAGCAATCGTGAATTTATTTTGTCCACCGGCATAATAGTCACCCGACAGTCTGCGTACGGGTCTTAACCCGAATGCTCTGTCTTTATTTGCCATTTTACTTTCCTAATTAAATGGTTTTAGCCCTTTTTGGAGCCTCCACCAAAGGTTACTTTACTCTGCCGTTCCGGTTTAAGGATCGGCATACTTGGATGCGATTCCCGCATGAGATCATTGTCAACCGCTTTCATTTGGCTGTCGGCGCGGTTTTTGAAATAAGAATTTCTTTCATCGCGTGTCTCTATGGGAACCTTGGCAAGTAACAAACCTCCAACGGCAACCACTCCTGCATGTTTTCCATCTTCCAGACTGGGCAATTCAAAATCACCTATTTCGTCGGATTTGACTAATTCATAGCCTTCTCGCATTCGGGACATGACGTTCTTTCGATCTTCCTGTCCTACATATTCCGCCCTGATCCATCGATAATGATAGCCTTCAGGCGGTTCTGGGGTTTCTAACATTTGGGGCGGTGCCCAAGGTTTACGCGCGGTTTTTTCTTCCCGCGTTTCGTCTTCTCTTGACTCTATATCTTTGCGTGTTTCTTCTGACATGTGTCACCTCTGCACGAATTTCGCGTATTCTTCTAACGGAACGTTTAGTCTCCTTGCCATGTCAACTTCCGACTTGGTTAAACGAATACGTTTATTTTTTTGCCCACCTCCGGATGCTCTTGAAACCGGGGCGACAGTCTGGGCTATCGAACTGTCTGTGGTCTCCGTATTTCCTTCACTTGCTTGTGAAAACTTGTGAGGGAACTCTTTCCGAATTCTTTTATCTATCTCATCATAATACTCGTTGGTGCTGGGGTCAAATCCTTCTTGCTCAACTAAATTACGATGAATTGAAAAAGCGGTTAAAGTCATTGGTTCATTTTCACCGAACCAGTCATTTTTTTCTGCCCAACCTTCTGCTTTTGCATCGGGTCGTGGCATAGCTTGCGGCGTAGATAACTGTGGCTGTGGTATTCCATTATTGGGCGTTGCCTGTGCCTGTGCCTGTTTACTCATACGCAGTCTTTCTTCTTCTACAGCTATCTTTGCCATTACATTTTGCGTTTCCGCAAGACGTGTAGCATCTCCAGCTGCATACGCTTCTTCATAAGCTTTTTTAGCTTGTGCAGATTGCGATTGAAGCCGTGTTTCATATTCCGCTAAAAATCCTTTATCAACGGTACGATTACGTTCTTGTAAACGCTGGTTCTCTGTATAAACATTTTGCGCAAAACTTGCTGCTGCATGTTCTTTGCGTTCAGACTCACGTAATTTTTTGGTAAGTTTATCTATACGCTTTTGAACTTTATTACTGTATTGCTCTAATTCTTTTTCAGTAGACGCTTCTTGTGTCTCTGCTTTAGATGGAGCTTCACTAGATAAGTCAACAGTAACTTCCTGTTCGGGTGGGGAATCGGAAGTAGATTTTTCTAAAGGTTCAAACTCTACTTCTTGTGCATCTTCTTCAGATACGATATTTTCTTCTGGTTCTGGTAGCATGGTCTTTCTCCATGGTTGATTTAATTAAACAGCCAAGATGTCAGAAGGGTCTAAAATCGTTGCAATGATTTCATCATCATTGATGATGCGAACTTCTGCACTGTCTTCCAGTCTAAAGCGTGCACCTGCATAACGACCTATTAATACCCATTGTTTTTCTTCACACCAATGACTATCGCCATATTTTTCTCTGTTGTTATAGCACAGGGGTCCTTTTTTAAGGACATAAGCAACTACTGTTGCTAAAGTTTCACGTGATACCGTTTCCTGAACCAGATGGATACCACCTTGTGAAACGCCCTTCCCTGCGTAGGGCAAAACCAGTATACGCCAACCGGAGGGAGTTGGCATTCTTTCTAATAAACTTTTATCTAATAATGTGGGATCAAGCACCCTTTCTTCTTCAGGTACATAAGCATTATTTACTATAGATTCTTCTTTTTGATTTTCTTTTATGTCTGCCTCTTGAGCTTCCGCAATATGATTAGGAACTAATACTTTATTCATCTATATCCTTTGTTGCTTTACCAATAATATTTTGAAATTCACTTTCAAAATAATCCAATACTTCTACCTGTCCCCGTAAATTCTGGTAGTGTTCCATGTTCTTAACTCCACCCGATACCATTATCTGAGCAAGTTGTTCTCTCTTTTCACGGATTAGTTTATAAACTTTATCCGTGAGCCACAAGGGGTCCACTAAAAAACGCCTTCAAACTTGGTACCGTAAGAAGCTTCTCCTCCACCTCGACTTTTACCTTTGCCCATACCGGGGTCAGCTTTTGCATTGGCTTTAAAAGATTTCTTTTCAGCCAAAGGTCCTAAGCCTTTATTAGCATAAGGTATTTTATTGCGAGTCACTTTTGGAGTCTTTTGCTTGTTAATAGCAACGGTTCCAGAAACTTCTGCAATAGTAGGTCCTGCTCCAAAAGCGGGTCCTTTCTTTTCTGATTTTAAAGTTTTACCTTTCATTTTTTCTCCTTTGAATAAAGTAGTTTAACCATTTTTTTTGCACTTGCTGCACTTTTAGCCCAAGCATGATGTGTCCATTTACCACTTTTCTTTTTTTGAACTTCACGTCCTTTGGCTCGCCATGGCATTTTAATATCTCTTAAATTTCTTACTCTTTTTATTACTGTTTTTCTTTTTAGGGGGTCTTCCTCTTTTCTTTCCGTATGTTCCTTTTCCAGCTGGCATTATTGTTTTCTCATATCATCTTCGTGAAATCGTTCAGCTTGTTTTAACCTGTCTTGAGCCGTTTCATCTCGTATTACAGCAATTTTTTCCTGTAAGTTCAAGCGTTCTTGGTCAACCTGATCGTCTTTCTCAAGCTCTGCCCATTCTCTTTCCTCACGTTGTTGAAATTCTTGACCACGTTGTTGCAATTCCTGACCGCGTAATGCGAGTTCTTGTTTACGTATTCTAACGAGTGGGTCTTCGTCGGCATCCGGATTGAGAGTCGCCATAAACTCAGCTACTAACTGAGCACAAATAGGGGCTGAGAACTGTGCCAGAATATCGGCGGCTTGTTGTCGAATAGGAGCGCCTTGTTGTGGCGGCATTTGTTGTGCCTGCTGCTGTAATTGTTGGTACTGTTGCCGTACTTCGGGTGGCATTTGTTCTTCTGCCATCTTGTCCGCTTTCATTTGCAGATGCCCAAAAATATGAGCTTGTACCATAGCTTGAATGCCCACATTAGTTTGTGCCACTGTGTCTTCTAATAACAGCCGATGCGTGTCAATATGCGCATCGTGATTCTGCTGCGGAAAGGCTTGTGCCGGTTGCCCAGATACCAAGCCTGCATTTTCAGCACAAGCTTCCACTGGTTTGGGGGTGGTATCCGGTGGGGGTTGCAACAATTGTTCAATATTATCTACGCCGAGTGCTGCGTACATACGACGGTAAGCTTCATAAGTACCGCCGACACCATGCACTTGCGGATCGCTCTTGACCATTTGCAACATTTCCTGCGCCATCATAATACGCTGACTGGTGGAAAAAATGTCCGGATTGGAAACAGGGATAATGTCCACCCGGTCATCGAAATCCGCTTGCTTAATCATCTGTTGCCCACCACTGGTTGCGTAAGGGTATTCAGGTGGTAAATACTGAGAAAATGTTTTTGCTAATAAATTGAATTCTATTTTTTGTGCGTAATGTAGACGCTTATGAATAGCGCTCATGACTTTAGTGCCACGCTCGAGTAACGCTACCGTAGTACCTACCGGCGCGGCTTGATTGCCGTCTCCTACATTGAGATCAGCAATGGAAGCAAAACGTTTACCGCTTTCTACCAATATGCCCATCAATGACAATAATGTTTGCGACGGTTCTTTAAAGGGTAAGGGCATTAAAGCATCGCGCAAGCTACTACCGGGTGCGTCTACATCACGGAATTCACCGGGTTGGATGGGTTCCGCTTCATCGCGGATACGAATGCCTCTGGTTTTAAAACCAGCCGGTAAATTAGACAAAGTACCTGCATCAATTAATTGACGCAGAATCGAAGTGGAAGCTTTGGATAAGCCACCTATCATGTGTGTTAAACCAAATCCATAAAAGCCTAAGCCGGGTAAGAACTTGTAATGCACAAAGTATTCAATCTTGTTTTTAAGGGGATCGGTATTGCTCCAGTTACGACGAATGGAAAGCAAATTGTTGGAATTGAGATCGAGTGTAACGATATAAGGCAATTTAATGCCGGTGGTTTCACCGGTATCGCTTATGTCTTCAAAACCTTCAATCTCTAAATTGGTATGTATTTCGTACAGAGTAACTATATCGTCGTCACCACTGCCGTAATCATTGGGCTCAACCCCCTGTAATTTATCTATTTCTTCTTTAACTTGCGAGGTATCATAAACATCACCCCCTTCTACCTTGACAGCAGAATAAAAACCACTAGCTTGTAATTTACGAATTTCATTGAGAGGCATCTTGACCCGATGAGTAACACGGATACAGCTTTCCAAGTCGGTGGCTTCGTAAGGCACGATTAAATCTTCAGCCGGAATAAATTGTGCGACCGCACGCCCCATGGTTTGATCGTAATAAACTTTCTTGAATGCACTGCCGGATAACGGTAAATAAAATAATAATTGATCCAAATCCGGATCGTATTCTTTCATGACGTGCATGATCTGGTAATTCATGTATTCGCGTACCCGCTGTGCCTGTTCTTCAACCGTTGAATTATAAGCCCCTACCACTTGAGTTTTTACGGGACCGTTGGAAGGCAGTAGTTCCTTGTATGCTTGAGCTTGGAATTGTGTTACCGCTTCGCCCAGCAACGGATGAACTACGCCAGTTGCCCCCACAAAAGGTTCAGAACGTTCATCATCAAACTGCATCCCCAGATATTTCAATCCATCCACATAAGTTTTTTCCCAGTCACCGCGTGTGCTTTCATCGCGTTGTACAGCACCGTATAAATCATTGTAAATACGCTGGGCTTCATTATCGGGAATCAGGTCTGCTAAGTTAGCATTAAAACTGCTGTCCATAGGAGGACCCATGGCTTCGCCGATTAAAGCGCTGCCGTCTTCCTGCATTTCTACGTTTTCCGGTTCAACAGCATCCAGAAACGCGGTAACTACTTGTTCTTCATTTGGACTGCCGAGTTCCAGACCACTCTGATCTACAGGTGTCTGTGCCGGATCGGGGACTTGTCTTTCTGTTCGTCTTTCTGCCATTTTTTTATGCCATTGTAACAAAAGTTTTACGCAGGTTTGCCTGCTTCACGGTTTTGGTATCGTAATTACTCGGATTTGCCAAGACCACACGCTGAAATTCAGCGGGCGTTTGTTCTCGTTTGGCAGCTTTACGGGAAAAAGAGCCGGTGACTAAGTTGGCGTCTTGAATCCAACGTTGCCCCCTTTTTTTCTTTCTCTTTACCATCAGTAATACGTCCTCACTGGTTCTACTCGGGGTTCATCTTCGTAGTCCGTATGCAATTCCAAGAACCCACCTTCACGAAATCTCATGATTGCCTGCGTCATACTATCACATAAATCGTCATGTGCGCCAAAGGGAAATGCAGCACATTCCTCAATCATTTCTTCGGCAAACTGTTTTTTGGGTGCCCACACCATGCCGGCTTCAAACATCGGTGCCACCGAGTGCATCCGTGTCACCTTATCTCTGCCTTTGCCGGGCGTATAATTTACCACCGGGATGCCCATGCGCCTGAGTTCATGCGTGAGCGGCGTACCGCTGGCTTTGGCTTCGATTAACACCATGTCCACTTCCCAGTATTTATATTCTTCCATGGCAATGCGTTTCAGTTCCGGAAAGTCCCACCTGCCCTTGCGGCAATCCATGAGGATAATCTGATCTGGTTCTTCTTCCTTGGGACGAAAAATGCCCCACGTACTGATGGCGGAATAATCCGCCGATTCCTTTTTGGAAAAAGCAGTGTCGTAACTTTGAATAATATATTCCACCGGCGGAATTTCTTTTTCCTTCCACTTACGCCACCATTCGCGTTTGATGATCGCCCCTTCTTCGGCAGTGGGATTTTGTAGCCACTGTGCATTCCATTTACTAATCGGCAACGACGCTTTAATACGCTCCAGTTCGTCACGCTTCCAGTATTCTGCCCACAGCAGTTTATCGGTGTCGGGAAAAATCGCCGGAAATTCAATTACTTCCCACTGATCTGCGTGCGGTTCTGCCATGCGCTCCAGTAATTTGGCAGTCAGGTCAATGGTGCTCCATCGGGTCATCACCACGACGATGGCGCCGCCCGGTTGTAAACGTTGTCGCGGTCCGGACGTGTACCACTCGTAGCACATTTCCAGCATGGACGGCGATAGCGCGTCCTGCTCGGAATGCGGGTCATCAATGACCAGTAAATCCGCTCCCCTTCCGGTTACCGCTCCACCTACTCCGGCAGCAAAATACTCACCACCTTTGTTAGTTTCCCACCTGCCCGCGCTCTTGTTATCGGCTTTCAGTCTGACATCGGGAAATAATTTCTCGTATTCCTGACTGTCCATCAAGTTACGTACTTTACGTCCGAAACGTACAGCCAGTTCTCCGGTGTGCGTAGTCTGCATCACTTTCATGTCGGGATTCTTACCCATGATCCAAGCGGGGAAATGCACCGAAGCAAATTCTGACTTGGTGTGCCTAGGCGGCATGTTGACGATCAAACGCTTGAGTTTACCGGCTGCAACTTCTTCTAGTTTGTTAGCAAAAATACGATGGTGTTCACCTTGAACAAACTCCTCCCAGACTTGGCGTACAAAACCGAGAAAAGAACCTTGAGCTTCGTCCTGTGACTCTAACTGTGCTAAACGCTCTTGTAGTAAAAGTGTTTCTTTGAGTTCCGCCTCTGACAACCTAGATAAATCATTCACACGATTATTTTACATCTTTTAATTTTAACCATTCTTTATAAGTAGGAAGTGGTTTAGGGGGATAATCGTGTATTGGAGATGGCACTTCAGGAATAAGCTCGTCGGGTGAACCCGGTTCCTCATATTGCAATAATTTATTTGCCGCGGTAATAGCAAGCCGCTGGTCTTCAGCTGTGGGGATATAACTCAGGTCGTGAACCAGCCGGCTGATAATCTCATATTCCTTGTCAGACAGGACACGATCGCCAACTTTGGCTAGCAAGTCACCCAAACGGGTAACAGCTTGATTACGCAGTTCCAAAGAGTTTTTATACTCTTGACGCATTTCCTCTGCACGTGCCAGCGAATCCAAGCCGCCCGCTTCGTTAAACTCGGAACCGGGTAAACGGTAACGGGAGCGTTCTTCTTCCGGCATGAATCCGGGAGGATATAACAAACTTTCGTTAATGGGGAGACCGGAACTGGCGCCGTATACCATGGCACTGGGGTTATTTTGCACCATCATCTGGGCGCCGGCTAAGTCGCCGTTACTGCGCTCAACGGCATCCGCCACGGTAAAGATTTCGCGTGCTTTATCAGTTATTTCAACCATGTTTTAAAAACCGCCACCGAAAATGGAAGACATATTTTTGAGTTCACTTAAATTTTTCAATCTTTCATTGACCTCATCCAGTTTCGGTTCTCCCCAGTTCTGGGTAGGAGCGTAGCGTTCCTGCGGAGAAAGGTTATCGGACATCGCACGCGGAGTACCGCCTCCCATTTGGCGTAACACATCTCTAAGCTCAAAGCCGGGTTCCTTGTATAACTCTCTTTCAAAATCTATAGGTTCGGGCGGAGAACTTTTAGGAACTACTGTGCCACCAAACTGTTCAACAGGAGGTGGTAGTCTTGGACCTACTGTAGCTCTATCCCCTTCAATGATTGGAGGCGGCAAAACTGCCGGAGGAACTACCGGAGGAACTATCGGAGGGGTAATAAGTTCAGCAGCTGGAGGTACTACTGGAGGTACTACTGGCAAACCGGCGTCTGGAATTCCTCCTGATGGTACAGGAATAAATCCTTCTTTATTTAATGCAGAAGTAGGAGAGGTTATTCTTTCCCCTGTTACCGGATTGTACCATTCAGAAAAAGCAGGTAAAGTATTTACGGCTGGATAATCTTCTTTTGGAGATACTACTGGAGGAGCAATAGGGGGAGAAACAGGAGAAGGTGGCATAACCGGAAGCTGTGGCTGCGGTGCCATGGGTGGAATAATTGGTGCGGTTGATTCCACTGAAGGTAGTAATTTTGAAGGTGTTGTATAGTCTCCTAAGCCACCGCCACCCAATTTCAGTGGAGTATCGGGGGGTGTAAAAGGAAGATGAAACTGAATTTCTTCATCCGGAGTAGTTCCAATTTCTGGTATATCCTCTTTAACTCCGCCTAAACCAAAGTCGCTACCAAGACCAGACCGAATTTTTTCTAAAAAAGCATCCCAACCTCCTGTTTGGCTAGATTGGGGTGGAAATCTGAATGGCATTCTTTGTCCGAGTCCGAACGGATTAAAACCGCCCCTTCTTGGACCACGTCCACCGCCAAACCTATTCATAAAGGGATTAAACTGACGTCTGCCACCGAATCCGCCGATCCCGCTGAATATGTTAGGGGAACGGGATCGGCTTCCAAAACCACCAAATGAAGGGGGTCTAAATCCTCGTCGTTGCGGTTGAGGGAAATTAAAAAATGGACGTCGCCTAGACGGGAAACCACCGAAAGAAGGGGAGCGCATAGGCATATTCATAAACGGATTAAACCGTGGCGAGTTCAAACCACCTATACCCATGCGCGTAAAAGGATTAAAACTATGCTTTATGGGACGGCGCTGTGATGGCAGTGCGTGTTGATAAGGTCTAAATGTAGGCATTATTTCAGCATTTCCAATATAGCGGCGTCACTGTCGGAGGGAGTTCTGCCTTGAATGTCATTTAAAATCTGTCTGTCTCGGTCTGAGAGTGTGCGTGGGTCAACAAAGTCTCCTATTAAATCCAGTACAAACTGACGGTCTCTATCTGAAATAGTCGCGCCGGATTCCATTAAAATTCCTTGGAGATGCCGTTGAAAGTCTTGACTGCTTTGCTCCGTTGCAAAATTCTGATCAGACATAGTTCTGCCACCGCCGCCTAAGTCTCGGTCGGAGAAAATCCTGCCCGTGGCTAAGTCTTCGTCGGAGATAGTTCTGCCTTCTTGGATTGCTTTTATTCTCTGTTTGTCTTGGAGTTCAAAATAATCATTTAACGACAGAGTTGTGCGTAATTGTGTATCTAAGTCTCCTATTTCCATCTCTAAAAAATGCCGGTCTCTATCCGAAATGTTCTTACCGGATTCTGCTAAAACGCTTTCAAGATTCTTTATCTGCTCTATCAAAGCTTTGCTCCGGTCAGATACAGTCCTGCCAGAGTCTGCTGCCAGTGCTTGTATTTGATCTGTGTCGGAGTCGGAAAGGGTTCTGCCCCATTGTTGAAACTTTTTACCCATTTTACCCTTGATGGAATCAATAATATCTCGGGTGAGCTTTTCTTGCGTACGAATCTGACGACCTCCGGGGAAAGTAATATAGTCACTGTCAGAGATAGTTCTGCCGCCTAAATCTTGATCGGATAGGGTTCTGCCCATGACGTCAGACAAAGTAATTTCACCCAGAGCGAATAAACGAAGGTCATCATCGCTGATGGTTCTGCCGATAGCTTGCAGATTTTGTTTTAATACCTGTGCCCGCATTTCCACCGGGCTGATGCCGCGTTGCATGGCGGCGTTTGCAATACCCTTGTTAATATCGTATTCTTCCATGCCAACACTCTCATCGAGCCGATCTAAAAAATTCTGTGCCATTCCTGTCTCCTTTGGTTAATTCATCTTACCGAGCAAATTCATTTTATGCAATTGTTGTTAGTAACCGCCCCCACCTAAAATCGTGTCTAGTATATCT